TAACAAAAGATATTGCAAGTCTTTCAAGAATTACTGCAAAAGTTAGAGACCTGGATGTAACAGACGTTGAAGATGCAGTCAGCTACTTTGAAAAGACAAGACAAGAATCTATGAATGGTGATGTTGGTGTAAAAACTGGAATTGCCTCATTTGATGTTTGTTTGCCTATGGGTATCTCAAAGGGACAACTTGGGGTTCTATTAGCCTACCCTGCAATTGGTAAGTCTTGGTTAGCGTTGTATCTAGCAGTACAAGCTTGGAAGCATGGAAAAGTACCTCTGATTCTTTCTCTAGAAATGACTGAGCAAGAGGTTAGAAACAGAATTTTAACCATCATTGGTGACGGTAGGTGGTCTCATAGATATATGAGTGCTGGTCGTGTAAATGATCAGGAGTTTAAGGAATGGGCTAAAGAATACCTAGAAGGTAAGCAGCCATTTAAGATCATCTCTAATGATGGTGGAAGCGAAGTTAATCCAAACGTTATTAGAGCAAAGATTGATCAGTATAAACCAGATATGGTTATTATTGACTATTTGCAGCTTATGACAGATAATGCAGCATCTCACCAAAACGAGACTGTTAAAATTAAGAATCTATCTAGAGAGCTTAAATTGTTGGCTATCTCAGAACAGGTACCAGTCATTGCTATTGCCTCTGCTACGCCTGGAGACTCCTCAGATTTGGAGTCTGTGCCACAGCTAGGACAGGTAGCATGGTCTAGACAAATTGCCTATGATGCTGACTGGGTTCTTGCTATGGGCAGAAAACAGAACTCTGATGCCCTAGAATGTGCATTTAGAAAGAATAGGCATGGGTTTTTAGGTGACTTTATCATGATGGTTGATTTTGATAAAGGCAAGTTTCAAGAGGTTTTTGACCCAATTGATACTTAATATCATAATATAATAGTTATGTGAACAACTTAATATCGCATAAGAAAATTAAGGATTTTAGTTTAGATGGTCAAATCTACGATGAATCCCACATTATGCGATTAAAAATTGAATATTCTATAATAATGGACCATTATATGAGGTTAAAGGGGTATGTTCCCCACTTAGATCTTGACACCTGCTTCTCAGTAAGCTATAATGGTCATTCATTCGATTTTAAAATAACAACTTATGGCGTATATATAGGAAAGGCTAAGGCACAATGTTTCAAGGGAGTGGTAGGAAACAAGCTCCTACCCATGATATCTACGACTCAGATCAAATCTCAGAAATCCTCAGCCTCTGTGGAATCTCAACTGGAACAGAGTTAGACACTCATTTTTTAGTTTATTGCCCCTTTCACTATAACATCAACACCCCAGCCTGTGAAGTAGATAAAGAAAAAGGATTATTTTACTGTTTCTCTTGTGGAGAAAACGGAACACTGTTAGATTTAATAATGAGGTCAGCAAATAAAACATATTTTGAAGCTGCTAGAATAATTTCTTCTGCAGCAAAAAGTATAGACTTTTCAGAAAGGATAGAAAAATCAATTGAGCCCAAAGAAGAATTTGAAGAATTTGATCCTGTACTTGTACGCAAGTTACACAACACTCTTTTGGAAACGCAAGAAGGATTAGACTACTACAAAACAAGACAAATAGAATTAGATGCTATTAAGAATTTTAAACTTGGATATTCAGAAAAGCAACAGATGGTAACTGTCCCAGTTTATTCTCATACAAATGTTTGTGTTGGTTTTGTTGGCAGGTCTATTGAAGGTAAGTCTTTTAAAAATTCTACTGGACTTCCAAGAAATAAAGTTTTATTTAACCTAAATAATGTTAAGTATAAAAACATTGCTATTGTAGAATCATCCTTTGATGTTATTAGGTTGTGGCAATTAAATATTCCTGCAGTAGCAACTCTTGGTGCTACTCTTGGGAAGAATCAAATAGAGTTGTTGCGTAAGTATTCAACTGGAATCATCCTTGCATCCGATCAAGACCAGGCAGGAATGGAACTAGAAAGAAAACTTTACAACAGTCTTAAGGAAAAGCACATCACTAAAATTAGTTTTCCAGACGGAATAAAAGATATTGGTGACATGACAGACAAACAAATCCTTGAGGCATTTAAGTCCGTTGCGTCATTTGACATTGCTTTGTCATTCTGATACAATTGTTAAACAGGTTCCTGTATAGAACCGAATATTAGGAGAAATATATTATGGCAAGTATTACTGGATTGGCTAACATTAAAAGCCTAATCGACAAACCAAAGGGACATGATGGTCCTAAAGCCCGTTGGTTGAAGTTAGATGATGGACAGAGCATTAAGATTCGTTTTCTTAACGAAGTAGATGCAGACTCAAAGAGCTACAACGCAGAAAATGGTCTTGCAATTGTTGTAGCAGAACACACAAACCCAAAGGATTACCGCCGTAAGGCTGCTTGTACTCTTGAAGAAGAGGGTCGTTGCTTTGGTTGTGAGATGCACCGCCGTGATCCAAAGGCAGGATGGAAAGCTCGTCTACGCTATTACACAAACGTAATGGTTGACGACAGCACAGAAGATCCATACGTTGCTATTTGGTCTCAAGGAGTTGGTCCAAAGTCTCCAACGACTACAACCATCATCGAATATGCAGGTGATGCTGGATCAATTACAAATGTTATGTGGCGTTTAAAGCGTACTGGTACTGGAACACAGACCAGCTATTCTTTATTTCCTCTGGCAACAGATGACACATCATTCTCATGGGATGGCGTAGAGTTATATGATCTTGAAAAGACAGCAACTCGTCACGTCACCTATCCAGATCAAGAATCATTCTTCATGGGTCTTGATACAGATGTAACAACAACTACCTCAGCAGACTGGTAGAAGTTGACAACCTTGGGGGCGATGGTGTATACTACTATCGCCCCCATATCATTGGAGTTTTATGTATCATAATCATCATTCACATTCTTACTATAGTTTATTGGACGGATTCTCGTCACCAACTGAGCTTCTTAAAAGAGCAGAAGAAGTTGGAATGACAGCTCTTTCAATTACAGATCACGGAACCCTTAGTGGACACCGTGACTTTCTTAATGCTGCAAAAGAAACAAACGTAAAACCTATTCTTGGGCTAGAAGCATACTTCACAGATGATCGTCTAGATAAGAGAGCTAAAAAGGATCGTGGAGAAGACGGTCAAATTTATAACCACTTAATTGTTTTAGCAAAAAACGAAAAGGGATTGCAGAACCTTTCTAAGCTATCTGAAATTGGTTGGAATGATGGATTCTTTATGAAGCCTAGAATTGACTTTGATGTTTTAGGACAACACTCTTCAGACCTAGTAATTGTTTCTGGTTGCATGAATGGAATAATTGCTAAGGCAATTCAAAACAATAATATGGATCTTGCAAGGAAACACACTGATTGGTTTAAGCAAGTATTCAAAGATGATTTTTACATGGAGCTTCAGCCACACAATCCAGTAGAACTTAATATGGCAATGCTTAATCTAGCAGATGAGATGGGCATTAAGAGTACAGTAACCTTAGATTGCCACTACGCATCTCCTGAAGATCGTGTAGCAGAAGAAATCATGCTTATTCTTGGCACACATCCAAATGTTCAAAAGGGCTCAACCTTTGAGGGGTCCAAGAAGATTAAAGATATGATGGAACGCTTAGATTACCTATATGGTGATCGCATGATGTCATTCAAAGATTTAGAAATCTTTCTTATGGGACACAAAGACGTTAAGCAGTTAATGCTAGACCAAGGTATTGATCGTGATGATTTATATGAAAACTCCGTAGAGATATCCGATAAGATTGGCTCTTATGAGTATAAACAAAACTTAGACTTGCTTCCTGCAGAGTACAACAATCCAGATAGCCAGTTAGAAAAACTTGCTCGTGAAGGATTAGATAAGCGTGGTCTAAATGGAATCCCAGAGTACGAAGAAAGACTTCAAGAAGAACTAGAAATTATTAAGTCTAAAAACTTTTCATCATACTTTATTGTTGTTGGCAATATGATTGGTTGGGCTAAAGATAATGAAATTATGGTTGGTCCTGGTCGTGGTTCTGCAGCAGGTTCTTTGGTTTGCTATGCGTTAGGAATTACCGAAGTTGATCCGATTAAGTATGGATTGCTTTTCTTTCGTTTTATTAATCCAGAGCGAAATGACTTTCCTGATATTGATACTGACTATGAAGATCGTAAGCGTGGAGAAGTTAAGGACTATCTTACTGAGCAATATAAGCACGTTGCATCTATCGCTACATTTTTAACATTTAAAGATAAGGGTGTTGTGCGAGATGTTGCACGAGCATTCCATGTTCCACTTCCAGAAGTTAACAAAGCACTCAAGGGTGTTGAAACATGGGATGAGTTTATATCTAGTGCTTCTTCAAAAGAGTTTCGTGAAAAATATCCAGAGGTTGTAAAGTATTCAGAAAAACTTCGTGGTCGCATTCGTGGAACAGGAATGCACGCTGCTGGAATTGTTGCATCTAAGGATGAAATTTGGAAGTATGCTCCAATGGAAACTCGCAAGGACACACAAAGTGATTCTAGAATTCCAGTAGTAGCTGTAGATATGGAAGAAGCAGCAGACATTGGTTTAATTAAAATTGATGCACTTGGTCTAAAAACTTTAGCAGTAATTCACGATACTCTAGATATTATCAAAGAGAGAAAAAACAAGGCTGTTGACCTAACAAATCTACCTTTGGACGATAAGGAAGTATATGCAGATCTTACTGCTGGATTCACTAAAGGTGTGTTTCAAGCAGAAACAACTCCTTATACAAACCTGCTTGTAAAGATGGGTGTATACAACTTTGAGGAACTTGCAGCATCAAATGCTTTGGTTCGTCCAGGTGCAATGAACACTATTGGTGCAGAATATATTAAGCGTAAAAAGGGTAAGTCTCCAGTAAAATATGTTCACGATATTGTTAAAGATTTTACCAAAGAAACCTATGGATGTATTCTTTATCAGGAACAAGTTATGTTAGCCTGTGTTCATCTAGGTGGAATGTCTATGGCAGAAGCAGACAAGGTTCGCAAAATTATTGGTAAGAAAAAGGATGCAAAAGAGTTTGACCAGTACAAGGAAAGATTTGTTACTGGAGCATCAAAGCACATCGAAAAGAAACAGGCAGAAGCCTTGTGGCACGACTTTGAAGCACACGCTGGATATTCTTTTAATAAGTCTCACGCTGTTGCTTACTCAATGCTTTCTTACTGGACTGCTTGGCTAAAGCGTTACTACCCACATGAGTTTATGTATTCTCTTCTTAAGAATGAAAAAGATAAAGAAACACGCACAGACTACTTAATTGAAGCTAAGCGTATTGGCATTACTATTCGTTTGCCACACGTTAATGAATCTGATATTGACTTTGCACTTGAAGGAGATGCAATTAGATTTGGTCTTGGAAACGTAAAGTATATTTCAGAAAACATTGGAAGTAAGATTATTTCTGGAAGACCTTATGCAGACTATGAATCTTTTAAAAAGCATTCTCTTGCAAAAGGGTCTGGCATTAACAGTCGTGCTTTAGAGGCTTTAAATAAAATTGGTGGGGCAGCCTTTATTGATAATCCAAGAACTGGATATGAAAAAGAAAGCTATTATGAATACTTAAACATTCCAGAGTTTACTAGTGATATTCCTAGATGGATAGAAGCATATGCAAAGCCCATAGAGGACTACTCAGAAGAAGGTTCATTTCTTGTCCTTGCAATGGTTAAGTCCATTAAGCGTGGAGAAGGCTGGAGCCGAATTGAGATTGTAGACAAGACTGGAAGCGTTGGCATATTTGATAGAGCAGATACCATTATTGAACCAGGAAAGATTTATATCTTCCTAGTGGCTGACAATAGAATTGGTGCCTATGCAACAGCAGAAGATTTAAAAAATACTGATGATCCATTCATTAAGTATATTCAAGCAAAGACAATGACTCTTGCGGACAAGGAGCTATACACTATTAGCTTTACGCCACGCAAAACAAAAACTGGTCAGAAGATGGCAAACGCTGTTTTGGCAGATAAGGATAAAGAACTATACTCAGTAGTTATCTTTCCAAACATGTATGCTAGTTCTTTAATTAATATGAAGCCAGGAAAAGTATGTAAACCCGTTTTACAACAAACACAATCAGGAAGTACCACAGTTAAGGAGTTTGAAAAGGTATGAACATAGATGAACTAGCTAAAGAAATTCATAGAAACGCAAGTGAAAAAGGTTTCTGGGACTACATGTATGAGAATGTAGAGCCAAAGGCAGACCCATTTATCTTTTTTGCAAAACAGATTGCTATGATTCATTCAGAAGGAACAGAAGTTTTAGAAGCACTTAGAAAGCAAAAGGGTGCAAATGAAGTAGTAGAAGAATTAGCAGATGTTATTATTCGTGTGCTAGACCTGTATGAAGGTTTAAGAATGCATGGTGACGTAAAAGATTCTTTAGATGAAACACTAATGCGTAAGATGTCAATAAACACTCATAGAGCAAAAATGCATGGCGTTTTAGGGTGATATAATATAACATGTCAATCAGCGGTTACTTTTTAGAAGGCGTAGACGGAGAATTACTAATGGTAATTAGAAGTTATGATGAAGAGACAATGTATTCAATAATTAAGAAAATAGAAAGTATGAGAAGCCCAGAGATAAAGAAACTGGCAGAAATTTTGGAGATGCACTTTAATGAGCGAGACAGCAATGGAGGAGATTCTAGCAAAGCTAGATCCCAAGACAAGAAAAAGAGTACAGATAGCAACAGAAGTAGAAATAGAAAAACAGGCAACTCCCAGTTTAAGTCTTAATGTTGGACTTAAGGGTGGTCTTGGATATGGTCGTCAGGTTTTAGTCTGGGGAAACAAGTCTGCTGGTAAATCTTCTTTCTGTCTTCAGATGATTGGTGAGGCACAAAAAAATGGAAAGACCTGTGCCTGGATTGACTCAGAGCAATCCTATTCCCCTGAGTGGGCTACTAAGTTAGGTGTAGACTCCGATCAACTAATTTATTCTTCTGCTAAAACTATTAATGACATGGTAGACGTTGCCGTTGAACTAATGAATGCTGGTGTAGACATAGTTGTTGTAGACTCTATCTCAGCACTACTACCTGCCATCTACTTTGAAAAAGATGGAAACGAGCTTAAAGAATTGCAAGACACAAAACAAATTGGTGCAGAAGCAAAAGATATGACTCATGCTGTTAAAATGCTTAACTATGCAAATAAAAATACGTTGCTTGTACTTATATCGCAACAGCGTAACAGCTTTGGTGGAATGCACGCTACTCATATTCCTACTGGTGGTATGGCTGTTAAGTTCTTTTCTAGCACAATTATAAAATTATGGTCTTCAGAATCTGAAGCTAGTTCCATTAAAGACAAGATTGCTGTTGGTGACCGTTTGATTGAACAAAAGGTTGGTCGTCCAGTAAACTGGACAATTGATTATAATAAAACTGGACCTCAGTTTATTGGTGGATCTTATGACTTCTATTTTCAGGGAGAACATGTTGGCGTAGATAAGGTTGCAGACCTTGTTGACACAGCAGAGCTAATGGGCATTATTGAACGTGGTGGTGCCTGGTATACAGTACTGGATGAAAGATTGCAAGGTCGTGCAAAGGTAGTTGAATACGTTAGAGATAATCCAGCAATCTTTGATACCATTGAAAGTATGGTATATTCTAAGTTATGATAAATCCAAGTGACTTTATTAAAGTTACCCCAAAGCAAGAAATTGCTGGAGCCAAAGTAGGGGGAACATTTGTTTGCCAAGATTGTTTGGAGTCTATATCAGATGCTGTATTAGATGAAGATAAAATGATTCTTGTTTATACTTGTTCTTCTGGTCACGCAAATGAGGCTAAGATATGAGCGAACGTGGAGAATTAAAGAAAATTGGTGCTAAGGCTCATAAAAATTCAGGTCGTGGGCAGTATCAAAAAGCAGATGGCTCAACAGATGAATTTGTTGTAGATGTAAAAGAGTCTGCAAAAAGCTTTACTATAAACCAAGAGGTTTGGTCTAAAATAGTTACAGATACATTAAAGACAGACAAAAACAAGTATCCTGCATTGCTCTTGGCAATTGGAGAAACACATAAGATAAGATTGGCAGTAATAGAATGGGCTGCCCTAGAAGATTTATTGGAGAGAGCAAATGGAATCAACCCTTGAGTATATTAATCAAGTAACGGAGTTTAATGACATTCATGAATTTATGAGTGATCCAGACTTAGATGAGGCAATGGCAATGATTGTTAAAATTATGATGAAGCCAGACATCCCATCAGTTCAAGCAGTTGCTCTTATTGGAAAACTTCAAGCAATGAGTGCTAAATTTGGTATTCTTGCAACTTATTATACAACTGTTGGTAAGGGTCCAACAGGAAGTATTAATCACACAAAAAAAAATATTTACTATACAACTAAGGACTCCTTGGACAAAGTGGTAGATGCATTAAAGTATGTAGCACGATATAACTTAGGAGCCTGATATGGTAAACAATTTAATAAAGACACTAACAAGTAAGCCACGAAATACAAAGCTAGACCCCAAAAAGTTTAGACTTTCTATTGGCAGGGCTTACCTTCAGGGTAGAACAGCTAATGGATTTAAAAAGAAGACTACCTTTTCTCCATCAACAGTTGGTTATGGTCACGGAACGTGTCCCAGATACTGGTCAATTGCGTTCGATGGTGCTGAATTTAAGGAAACAGTAAACGCTCAGGGCGTTGCTGCAATGGATAATGGAACAGATGCACATACTAGATTACAAAAGGTTATTGAAAAGACTGGTGTCTTAAAAGAGATTGAAAAAGAAATTAAACTTGTTGACCCCCCTATTCGTGGATTTGTAGATTTAATAATAGATGCTGACGGAGAAGATATTGTTGGGGAAATTAAAACAATTAAAGATGAGCAGTACTCTATAAGAAAAGATACTTCAACGGGAGCTGATAGCCACATAGTTCAGCTACTTATTTATATGAAGGCTTTGAACCTAAGTGAAGGATTCTTGCTGTATGAAAACAAGAACACCCACGAGATTGCAATTGTGCCTGTCGTAATGTCTGAAGAAAATATTGATTACTCAGATTATATTTTTAACTGGATGAAAGAAGTAAGAAAAGCTTGGGAAGAAAAGAAGAATATCAAGCGTCCATTTAAAGAAGGTGGAAAACCATGTAACTACTGTCCAGTATCTGCTGCTTGTCTAGAAAGACCAGATGGAAGAACAAAGATAGATCCGCTAGTGGTGAGAAGTCAGTGTTAAAAGTTTGTGCAGAATGTCTTAACGAATTTAAGTTTAAAACACATAATCAAAAATATTGTTCAAATGAATGTTGTAGGGTTGCAACAAATAAAAGAATTATGGAGAAGTATTATCAGAAAAGGGCTAGGCTTCGTGGAGAAGAAAGACTATGTAGTTGTGGATCCCAGCTAAGTAGATATAATCCAGATGATAAGTGTGAGCTCTGTCACATACAAGAAAGAAAAAACAAGAAATCTATAGCATTGGAGGTAATGCAAGGTGTCGTTAGCAACACTAAAAAAACATCACGCAAATAAGGTACTAGGTATTGACGCATCAACAACCTCTATAGCTTTTTGTTTATTTGAAAATGGTAAGCCAACAAGAATGGGAAAGTTGCCAATAGTTGGATCTGATATTTATGAAAAGGTTAGAGATGCACACATTAAGTCACAAGCATTGTCTAAACTAGTAACACCTGATTATGTAGCAATTGAGTCCGCAATTATGGTTAGGTCAGCTGATGCAGGGTTAAAGATTGCTATGATTGTTGGTGCTGCACTATCTGCAATCCTTAGACCAGAAACAAAAGTAATTACAGTTGCTCCAGTTCAATGGCAGTCTTTTATTGGCAATAAGAATCCAACAAAAGCAGATAAGCTTGCAATCCAGCAAGAGTTCCCAGATAAGTCTGCTACCTGGTATAAAGCTACAATTAGAGAACGCAGAAAACAAAAAACAATGAACTACTTTATTGATAAGTTTGGTGTTGATATTACAGACAATGATGTTGGCGATGCTACTGGAATTGCCTACTACGCATTTAACAAGTTGACGGAGCGTTAGAATGGCAGCAAAACTATATCAATCAAAGGTGTGGCTAACTAAAAGATATCAAGTGGACAAGAAAACTATACAAGAAATTGCAAAAGAATGTGACACAAGTCACCAAACCATATTCAGGTACCTAACTGAATTTGGACTAATGAGAGATCAGAGGACATGGAAGAAAAGATAAGACTAAATCTTAGCGGTGTAAATATGCGTGGAGATTTTGGAAAACAAGATATGGGTTATCCTTTAGCATCTACAAACATGCTTAATGCTTTTACTAACAATAATGTGCAAGTAACCACTTTTGATCCAACAAGCAAGGTTAATTTATCTTATGCTGTTCCAGATAATCATGTGTTGTTTTCTGGGTCTTATAATATTCTATACTCCTGCCATGAAACTTCTGAGATATCAGATAGATGGGCAGATTGTATAAAAAAGGGAGACGAACTTTGGACCGCTTCTAGTTGGGCTGCAGATGTTTTTAGAAAAAAGTATGATGGACACATTAATGTTTTTCCACATGGAGTTTCTGGAAAATTTATTCCAGCAAAAAGAAGGCTCCAAGACGATAAGTTTTTCTTTTTACATAATGGAGAGCCTTACGTTAGAAAAGGTGGGCAGATGGCTGTTGAAGCTTTCTTGGAAGAATTTGCAGATGATGAAAACGTATTCTTAATTCTTAAAACATATGATCAGGGACATACGATTCAAGTTGATGATGGCACTGGAAAACTTGTGAGCCCAGAAGTTGCTTACAAGAATATTAAAACTATAAAGAAGTCTGTATCTTTTAATGACTATCTTAGAATCCTGCACAATACTCATTGTTTTATTTATCCATCATGGGGTGAGGGATTTGGTATGATGCCACTAGAAGCTATGGCAACTGGAATGCCAACTATTACAACTTGGGAGTGGGCAGAGTATAAGGACGACATTGCTTTTAAAATTGATAGTGACATTGTTCCAGTACCAGATAGAATTCCAGGATACCTAAAAGAAACATATCTTGGAAATGTCTACATGCCACGCAAAGAAAGCTTGAAAAGTCAGATGCGTATGGTGTATAATAATCATCTAAATGAATTTGAAAACAGCTTTGAAAAGTCTATAAGTATTCACAAGAGATGGAACTGGGATACACTTGCAGAAAAATATGCAATTCCTAGACTAAAAGAAATATATGGAGAATTAAATGTTTGAGTACAAAGAAGAAGAAAAGTTTCATATTGAGGTGGATCAAGTAAACCATCCCCTTCACTATACAAGCGACCCCTCTGGAGTTGAGTGTATTCAGATTACACGTCATAGAAACTTTAACATTGGAAATGCTTTTAAGTATTTGTGGAGAGCAGGTATAAAAGATGACAAAAGACAAATTGAAGATCTGCAAAAAGCAATATTTTATATTAATGATGAAATTAATAGGTTAGAGGGAAAATAATGCCAACGTATGAATACACCTGTATTGAGTGTGACAAAACTATAGAAAAGCCAAATGTAAAAGTAGACGATAGAGATCATCAACAATGTGAGTCCTGTGGAAATGTATTAACAAGAAGCTGGACGCTTGGTAATGTTTCTGTATGGGCTCCAACCGCTGGTGGCTACAGATAAATGGCTAAAAAACGCACACAGATTAAATATAATCCACTTTGGGATGTAAAGCTTGAGTATACCCATGGAAAAGATTTAATCGTCCCAGGGACATTAGTTAAAATAAAGAATGTTCGTGGAGAATTTAAATTTGAAAAGTATGTAAAAAACATTGAATCTGGCATGGAGTGGATTGATGTTATTGGCAATACTGGGTATAGATCCTTTTATTTGCACGACTTTAAGGGTATAATTAAACCTAAGAAGAAAAAGGTTGTGAAATAATGTCAGAGATAGAACTAGCAGACAGATGGGAAAAAATCAATTCTGTTGTTGCGGAATTTCTAAAAGGCAATACAAACCCGTCACAAATTGCTAGTTCAACTGGCTATAAAAGAGCAGACGTTGTAGAGTATTTAAATGAGTGGAGATCTGTAATCCATAGTGATAGGCAGATTCAAATTAGAGCAAGAGAAGCCCTAAGCGGTGCTGATCAACATTATTCTATGCTTATTAAAGAAGCTTGGGCAGTTGTTGAAGAGGCAGATAGAACTGGACAGCTTCCACAAAAAACAGCAGCACTAAAGCTTATTGCAGATGTTCAGCAAAAACAAATGGACATGTTGCAAAAAGCTGGTGTCCTAGATAACAATGAGATGGCTGAAAAGATTATTGAAACTGAAGACAAGCAAAGAGTTGTTGTTGACATAATTCGTGATGTTGTTTCTAAGTGCACTCATTGTAAGCCTTTAGTTTTTTCAAAATTAAGTGACGTAAGCGGTCAAGCAGAGGAACTATAATGTTTGAAGACATGATGGATCTCCTTGCTGGAGACGAGTTTGACGAAAAACCAGTAATGATCGAAGAGTTTGTTGTTAGTGATCACTACCTTGGTCTTCCCCCTTTGTCTCAATACCAATACCAATCTATTCGTGCAATGAGTCAAATTTATAAAAAGACAACTCTTGTAAATCTTTATGGAGAAGAAGAGGCAAACAATAGATGGCAGCAAACTTGTAACGAAGTTATCTTACAGCTTGGCAAGGGCTCTGGTAAAGACTATATGTCCACAATTGCGGTGGCATACATGGTTTACCTTTTGTTATGTCTAAAAGATCCTGCAAGATACTATGGCAAACCATCTGGAGATGCTATTGATATCCTTAACATTGCTATTAACGCTGAACAAGCTAAAAACGTATTCTTTGAAAACTTCAAAAAACGTATCCTTGGTTCTCCTTGGTTCCAAGGTAAGTTTTCTCCAAAAGCATCCTCTATTGCGTTTGATAAGTCTATTACTTGCCACTCTGGTCACTCTGAAAGAGAATCTTGGGAAGGATACAACGTGCTATGCGTTATCCTTGATGAAATCTCAGGATTTGCTACAGAAAATAATACTGGTCACGACCAAGCAAAAACTGGATCAGCAATATATGATATGTATCGTGCATCAGTAGATTCTCGTTTCCCAGACTTTGGAAAGGTTGTTTTACTTTCTTTCCCTAGATATAAAAATGACTACATTCAACAAAAGTATAGCGAAGCCATTGCTAGTAAAAATGTACACATACGAGACTATAAGTTTAAGCTTGATGATATGGCAGACGATAGTGATCCAGATAATTTATTCTCTATCGAATGGGAAGAGGATGAGATTTTAGCTTACAGGTACCCAAAGGTTTTTGCACTAAAGCGTCCAACCTGGGAAGTTAATCCAACAAGAAGTATAGAAGACTTTAAGTTGCAGTTCTACAAAAACCCAATTGATGCACTTTCTCGATTTGCTTGTATGCCTCCAGATGCACAAGACGCATTCTTTAGATCAAAAGAAAAAATTGAATCGTGCTTTAGACTACCATCAAATGCGGTAGATGAGGTTGGAAGATTTGCAGAGTGGTTCCAGCCAGAAGAAAATAAAGAATACTTCATTCACGTTGACCTTGCACAAAAACATGACCATTGTGCAGTTGCTATGGCACACGTTGATAAATGGGTAAAGGTTTCTAGTTTTAATGATTATGATGTAGTGAATCCATTTGTGATTGTAGATGCAGTCAGATGGTGGACTCCAACTGCAGATAAAGCAGTAGAGTTTAAGGATGTAAAAAATTATATCTTAGAACTTCGTGCAAGAGGATTTAATATCCGTAAAGTAACTTTTGATAGATGGAACTCGTTTGACATCATGAATGAACTTAAGGGTCAAGGAATGAACTCTGAAACACTTTCTGTTGCAAAGAAACACTATGAAGACATGGCTATGATTATTGCAGAAGAAAGAGTAATTGGACCAGCAATTAAAATTCTTACAGATGAGCTATTGCAACTACGAATCATTCGTGATAAAGTAGATCACCCAAGAAAGGGATCTAAGGACTTGTCTGATGCTGTTTGTGGAGCAATTTATAATGCTATCTCAGGAACATCAAAACAAATTGGATTAAAAGAAATTGAAGTTCATACTTGGAAAGATCTTAGAAACGCAGTAGATGAAACTGCAAATGTAAAAGTAACTCAAGTTCCTAGAAGAAAACCAGAAGATATGCCAGATGATGTTTTAAGTTTCTTAAGTGGAATGGGGATAATTTAATGGATGATGAATTTGAAATTGAAGACGAAGACATCCAAGAAATTTTTATTTTTATGTTACAGAATGGATATATGGATCTAATTGGTTTAGATACTTTTGGGGAGCCACTGTATAGAATGACCCCTAAAATGGGCAGAGATTTTCCAGATTTATTTGATGCTCACCTATCAGCTACAAACGAGGTAATATTTAGTCTTTGGCAAAAAGGTTTGCTTGAAATGAATATGAATAACGAGGGGGAATGGGTTGTAGTTCCAACTTACAGCACATTTAATTATAAGGATATGAATGTTGATCTTGATCAGGAGGAGATCTTAATGTTGGAAGAAATTTCTAGAATTGAAATAGAAAAAAGGACAAACGGGTTATAATATAACTATGGCTGATAAAACATATAAACCAACTAGTGGCATGGCATCCGCTGCTAGACGTGCATTAAAATGGAAAAAAGAAGGAAAGCGTGGAGGAACCTCTGTAGGTTTAGCTCGTGCTAATCAATTAGCAAACATGGAAAATCTTTCTGAAAGTACCGTTGCAAGAATGTACTCTTTCTTTTCTCGTCATGAAGTAGACAAAAAAGCAACAGGTTTTAGTGCAGGTGAAGAAGGATATCCAAGTCCAGGAAGAGTAGCTTGGGATCTTTGGGGTGGGGATGCAGGTTTTTCTTGGTCAAGAGCAAAGTGGAACTCAATTAAAAATCAGAGAGAGAACAAGTCTGATACAATAGATAATACGGAGGCAGACGCAATGGAAAAAAAAGATTACTCTACTAAGCAACGCAGAGCAATGGCAGCAAGAGGTCAGGCAATGCCAGATGGCTCGTTTCCAATTGCAGATAGAGCAGACCTATCTAATGCAATTCAAGCAGTTGGTCGTGCGTCAAATTATGAAGCTGCAAAGCGTCATATTATTCGTAGAGCTCGTACTCTAGGTCTTATGGATATGCTTCCAGAAGATTGGACAGCAAGAATGTCCAAGTCGATGAATTATTCAGATTCACGCCTAATGAAATATATGTAATGATTTGCAGAATCTGTAAACAACATAAAAATACAGATGAGTTAGTAATAAACCATACAACCCCAGTTAAAGTTCACTATAAAGATATATGCAAGCCCTGCTCATCTGAAAAAAATAAAGTAGTATCTTCTTTAAAAAAAGTAAATCCGTATCCAGAACAAGATTATACATGCCCAATATGTAATAGATTATCAAATAAGTATTACTTAGATCATGATTGGGAAAGCAAATACTTTAGAGGTTGGTTGTGCAATGCTTGTAATGTTGCTCTAGGACTACTTAAAGATGATGTAAACATTTTAAAAAACGCTATAGATTATCTTGACAAAAACAGTTCTATAGTGTAACATAATACCTATAATTAAAAATTGGTAGAGTTGGGCAGGTGGTGAGCCCCTTTGACTGTAAATCAAACGCTTTGCTGTGTAGGTTCGATTCCTATCTCTACCACTCTTCTTCCTTAGCTCAACGGCAGAGCATTCGACTGTTAATCGAAGGGTTGTTGGTTCGAATCCATCAGGAAGAGCTTGGTGGGGAGGAGTTACTCCAATCGGATAGCTCCTCCCTGCCTCTTATAAAATGACACATGAGGAGAGTATAATGGAAGTAATGGAAACTGTAGAGCAAATAGAACGACAGTTAAAGATTGCAGACCGCTGCGATAGATGCGGTGCTCAGGCATTTGTGTTAGTAAAGGGTGTATCTGGAGAATTATATTTTTGTGGACACCACTATGCTGCAAATGAAAAAGCGTTAATTAAATTCTCTTATGAAGTTATAGATGAAAGAGATCATATAAATTCTCACTCTGCCTCTAGCGTATAAGAATAGTTCCCCCTCGTAGCTCAGTGGATAGAGCAATAGGTTTCTACCCTACAGGTCGGGAGTTCGAATCTCTCCGAGGGGACAAAATGATAGGAAAAAATGGAAAATATTTTTAACGAATACTTAGCTAAAAATGGAGGAAGCTCCTTTTCTCAAAACAATCAGGACCAACTAGTACTATCAATATTGGGAGAGTCTCCTGGATTTTTTGTAGAGTTCGGTGCTGATGATGGCATTGCTCTTAGTAATACATATACTCTGGAAAAAAACTTTAACTGGAATGGAATAGTTTGTGAGGCTTCTAAAGTGTCTCACGAAAAACTAATAAACAATAGAAAATGCCATATAGATTTTAACTGTGTCACTGATAAATCTGGTGACGTTGTAACCTTTATTGAAACTGGCAGTGGCTTATCCTCTATGGAAAAATATGCATATGATGATATGTGGGCAGACAAAAGAAAAGAAGGATATTCCTACGAAGTTCCAACAATATCACTATCAGACTTATTAGATAAATACAATGCTCCAGATGTTATAGATTACCTATCCATAGATACAGAAGGATCGGAACTAGATATTCTTTCGGCATATGACTTTTCTAGAACATTTAAAATTATTACTGTAGAGCATAACTATACAGAGAATAGAGAAAAAATTTATAATCTTTTAACTTCTAAGGGATATATAAGGATTTTGGAAGATCTTTCAAAGTGGGATGATTGGTATATTCATAAGTTAGCTGTACTTTTTGATTAAAATAAAATGTCTGATAAACTTATTAGATGTACAAAAAGTTAATAGCATCAGTATTTTCTGTGTTATTAATTTTTTCTCAAGCGGCACCAGCAAATGCCTCAGATTCCATTAGGTATAAAACAGAAAAAAATCAAACAATTAAAAAGGGAAAATGGACAACCATTAATTTTAATGGAAAAACCTCTATTCAGGGTAATGGAAAAAGATCTTTATTTTGTTATCAGGTAGTACTTAATACTAAGGGTAAGAAAAAACCAAAGTATGTAAAGGTAAGAATGGTAAGAGTTGGATCTGGAAAAAATAATGCAACCGCAACAAATACTTACTTTTTTACCTCAAAACCAGACAAAAAGTTTGTAGCCTCACAATGCTGGACTATTGTTACCAAGCACCCAGTAGTGCTTCAAGTAAGGATTTCTGGGGGAAGCTCAACCTATAAAACGGACATATCTCAATTTAAAATGTGGACTCCAAACGGGGATTATCCACAAGATTTTTCGGACTTTATTCCAGAAACAACTATTAACTAGTTTATGATGATATAATAAGTTTGGGATAAATCCCTAATTTATATGAAAAGAGTGATTCTAAATGGGTCTACCTATTAAAGGTGGTAAGGTTACAACACCTTACAAGAAGCTTGGAAAGATGTGGTCAAAGGGCTACCATACAGGAGTAGATTTTGCAGTTCCAACAGGAACTGATATCATTGCAGTTGCAGATGGTAAGATTGAAAACGCATCCTGGGGAAATAGCTACGGCACCCAACTGGTCCAGAAAGTTGAAGGTGGCTGGGTAATCTATGCACACCTTTCAAAGGCTCTAGTTAAGCCTGGAGCAACAGTAAAGAAGGGACAGCACATTGGTGAGTCTGGTAACACAGGCAACTCCTCTGGTCCGCACCTTCACTTTGAAATGAGAGACAACATTAGATGGAGTGCAGGTAAGGACATTGATCCTGCCAAGATTCTTGCATCTTAATTAGTTTGAAGCCCCTGACTTGATTTTGTCAGGGGTTTCTGCTATACTGTTACGCATGAGTGAATATGTATCATGGAAAGCTGGAGATCCAAAAATAAAACCAGCACCGCAAAAAATTCGTCCCAAGACATGGACGCAGTTAGATTTTGGAGCACAAGATTCTATTGTTCCAAAAACCACAGGAATTGCAAACTGGGCTTTTTACATTAATGTATCAGAGCTTGGTGGAGCAACCGATATTAAGGTTCGTTTTACTAGAGACATTGGAACTAAGGAAGCAGACTTCACAGGTCAAAGAATGCTTGATTTAAAGTTAGACAATATTCATAGTGGAACATGGTTCTTTAAAGCAAATAAAGGACAGCCAGTAGGTCTTGAAGTTTATCATTCAGGTAAAACAGACATGACAATTATTACTCGTGAATTAAAAATGTGGATCCCGTAAAGATGTTGACATTCGTTTGAATTTGTGATAACATATACAGTATATAAATAAATGATTTGTTTTAATAATCTCTAATGAGGATTTTAATGGATAAAGGATTTCAGTACGATTTTTTTACAGAAGAATGGTCACACGTTTGTGGTGCTTGTAAAACTGAGCTATATGCTCCAACTAAAAAACATATGGAAGGTAACTTCTGGATACACACACACTCAAATAACTGCCTTGGAGGATGGTAATGGGACCAGGAAAAGCATATAGGTTTGCTCAACACATAGCAAAAAGTCAGGACCCATGTATTGTTGTAGTTAATAACAATGCTGACAAAAAAATGTTTAAAACAATGTTTGACACCTTAAAATATAATAAGGCAAAGATAGTTACTAGAGATATGGTATTTGATGTTAAAGACTATGAGGAACAATAATGAATAAGACAGAACTAGAAAATATTCTTCACTATATGGATGAGGAAATAATGACCATGGATGGTTTTGATGAAGCCTTTATTGGTTTCTCTAGAAGATGTGGTCAGCCAACTCTAGCAACATACTCTTTTGAAAAGATGATACAGATACTTGTTGATCGTGACGGTATGGATGTGCAGGAAGCTGAAGAATATATATCTTA